AAGCGGGAGTGGTTCCGCCTGTGGCCTGCTGGCCGGGAGTTCCCGAAGTTCGAGTATGTGCTCCAGTCCTACGACTGCGCCGCCACCGAGAAGACCCAGAACGACCCGACAGCCTGCACGGTCTGGGGTGTGTTTAAGCCGCTGGATGGCCCGATGTCGGTCATGCTGATCGATGCGTGGCAAGACCGGCTCCAGTACCCCGACCTGCGCCCCAAGGTGGTCGAGGAGTTCGGGGTGGTCTTCGGCGAGGGCAAGGACAAGAAGCGGGTGGATCTGATCCTGATCGAGGACAAGAGCGCCGGTCAGGCCCTGATCCAAGACTTGCAGCGGGCGCACCTGCCGGTCATGGCTTACAACCCGGGCCGGGCCGACAAGGTGCAGCGCCTGAACATCGTCTCCCACATCATCGCCCGTGGCCGGGTCTGGATTCCCGAGAGCGACGCCCGCAAGGGGTATGTGAAGGACTGGGCCGAGGGCTTCGTGAGCCAGATCTGCGCCTTCCCCGAGACGACCCACGACGACTATGTGGACACCGGCTCGCAGGCCCTGCGCTGGCTGCGCGACGCTGGCTGGCTGGAGGTCGATCCGCCGCCCGAAGAGGACTGGGACGAGGACGACTACGCCGACACCGGGCGCGTGCGCCGGGAGAACCCATATGCTCAATAGGAGGCTGACATGATCTGGATTCGAGAGGCTGGCGAGTACTTCCGCGTGGGCCTGAACCTGTGCTTCGCCCGCGACCACATCGCGGTTCACTGGGCATGGTATGACTTCGCCCGGCACGAGGGATCGCACCGGGGCTTCACGGTGAGCCGCAAGGGGTTCCGCCGCCGGTCTGCCCGCTGGAATGTGGTGGATGAGTACGCGGCTGCATGGGGGCTTGAGTTGGTCAACCGCGAAGTGCTTCAAGATCTGAAGGCTGCCGAGCAATCTCAAATGAGGCTCAATGATCGCTTCGCATATGTACGGCATGGACTTGACACCTCCCGGGGATTATGATGGCGGTATTGATTCACCAAGGGGAAGTTAATGGCTGATGTACCCATCACCGGTGAAATCAAGCCATACGATCCAACGGTGCGCGAGCGCCTGTCGTCAGGCTTGCAGGCCGGGCTAGAGAAACTCGGTGTCAACCGGTACAAAGCCCGCCAGCGTGCAGAGACGATCATGGGCGGCCCGAGCAGTAATCTGCCGCTCAATATTGGGCTGGCGGATTTCATTCCTTTTCTGGGCACGGGCCTGCAAACGCAGGAGGCGGTGCGCGGAGGCGAGCAGGCCATTGAGGCCGCCAAGCGCGGTGATGTGGTGGACGCCGGTGTCGAGGGAACATTCGCTGCGCTGGGGCTGATCCCGGGCGCGGCAGGCACGATCAGGACAGCGAGGGCGCTGCGCCGTGGCGAGAGATTCAAACCGGTGGCAGTGCCGGATGTACCAAAAATAAAGGAGAGTCGATATGAAACAGCCCAAGAAGGCCCCTTCCTCCGGGTCAAGCCGAGATCTGCTCAAGCGGCTCGACCAAAAGATCGGGGAGTACGAGAAGAAGTACGGCAAGCCGACACTGCCGGAGGATCAGGTGGAGGCGATGTTCCGCAACCAATTACGGACGAGGCGATCAGCCTACTGATCAAGGATCCGTCCAACTTCGTCTACCGCACGGCGGACGACTACAGCCAGCGGGTGGCCGGGCAGGGATACCAACTGCCGCAGATGCCGCCCTCAAGCCTTGCCAAGCAGTCGGCCATCGGTCGCACCTTCCAGTTGGCAGCCGACGGCGACGACGCCTACAAGAAGTCGGTCTTCGAGGCATATGGCAAGCGCTACCCCGAACTGGTCGAGGCCACTGGTGCGAAGAACTACGACCAGTTGCTGGAGGCGTCCTACCGCCAGTTGGCCAAGGAGACCGCCGACCAGTTCCATGCCCTGCCGGTCAATATGTCCTACCACCGCGCCGGGGAGGGCAACTACCAGTCCAGCGGCGAGATGCTCAAGGACATCTACGGCAACCGGCACCTGTATGTCTACCAAGGCGGTGACCCGCACGACTTCCTGAACGCCATCGATCCCGAGACCGGCCTGAACACCAACGAGATGTTCCGGGCCGTCCACGACTTCTATGGGCACGCCGTCCACGGCAACCCCTTCGGCCCCAAGGGTGAGGAGATTGCCTACGGTGCTCACGCACAGATGTTCTCCCCGCTCGCACGCATGGCCATGGCCAGCGAGACCCGGGGCCAGAACTCGTTTGTGAACTACACCCCGGTCAACGCCGAACTCAAGCAGCGCATCAACCGGCTGAACGAGGCCCGCTACGAGGCCAACCGGCGCGGCCAGACGGCGGATGTGGCCGAGATCGACAAGTTGCTGGGCGAGGCGTGGCAGGGCTTCCAGTTCGCGCCCCAGAAGAGCGTGCTGCTGCCGCCCGAGTTCGTGGACACCGCCTACACCGGCGGGATGCCGGGCTACATCCAGCCGCTGATCCGACCCGAGCCGGGCACGACCGCCTCGGAGATGCTGACCCACTTCAGCCACTCGCCCGACCTCCAGATGCTCGACCCGGCCCGGTACGGCACCGGCATCAAGGGCCGCGAGATGGAGCGCCTGCTGGGCACGCAGAACCCGGTGATGGAGCGCTCCTACGCCTACACCGGCGACCCGTCCCGTGTCCGCCCTGAACCCGGGCTGGGCCGGTTCCGCTACGGCACCCGCAGCGAGGGCCTGTACGACCTCGCAGCCGACCCGCTGCTGTTTCGAACACTGGCCGCCGAGGCCAACCGCACGCCCTTCACCGCCAAGGCCAACAAGGGCATGGCCGACCCCAGCCAAGCCTTCACCGATGTGGAGCGCATGGCCAAGGAGTACGGCTACGAGGGCCTGATGAACCCGCAGCAGGGCACGGCCATCCTGTACCGTCCGACGCCGGTGCAGCCGTTTCAGGCTGGCGGTGCGGTCAAGCCCGTCAAGGAGGGCCTGAAGAAGGCCATCAAGGGCGCACTGGAGTCGGTCAAGGGCACGCAAGAGGCGCTGCCGCAGGCGGTCTGCCTATGGCGATGAACGAATAAAGGAACCAGAACATGGCCACAGAAATGCCGATTGACCCCGAGTACGGGCGCTTTGTGCAAGGAATGCCTGACGATGCGTCTGCTGAGATGCCGCCCGAGGGCGAAGAAGGCATGGAGGTCGAACTCGAACTGACCGACGAAGACCTTGAAGAACTGCCCGACGGGTCGGTTCGTGTGCGTCTGGACACCAAGGGGCCGATGGAGAGCAAGGATTTCTACGAAAACCTCGCCGACACCGACATCATCGACCAGTTTGACCTGAGCACGCTGTCGCTGCGGTACATCGAACTGGCCGAGAAGGACAAAGAGGCCCGCAAGCAGCGCGACAAACAGTACGAAGAGGGCATCAAGCGCACCGGCATGGGCAACGACGCCCCCGGTGGCGCGAACTTCCAAGGCGCTTCGAAGGTGGTTCACCCCGTGATGGCCGAGGCGTGCGTCGATTTCGCTGCTCGCGCCATCAAAGAACTGTTCCCGCCTGATGGCCCGACCCGCACCAAGATCCTCGGCGACATCGACGACGAGAAAGTGGCGGTCGCAGAGCGCAAGCGCGACTACATGAACTGGCAGTTGACCGAGCAGATCGAGGAATTCTGCGACGAGCAGGAGCAAATGCTCACCCAACTGCCCCTCGGTGGCTCGCAGTACCTCAAGATCTGGTACGACGAGAAGAAACGCCGTCCCTGCGCCCAGTTTTTGCCCATCGACAATGTGCTTTTGCCCTTTGCGACGGCCAACTTCTACACTTCGCCCCGGGTGACCGAGGTCGATGACATCTCCGACTGGGAATTCAAGTCACGAATCCGCTCTGGCCTGTACCGCGACACCGATTTCGTGCGTGCGACCATGGATCCCGAGCCGACTGGCCCCCAAAAGGCCACCGACAAGATCGAGGGACGGTCTCCGAACGACAACGAGGACGGTCTTCGCCGCGTGTACCACATCTACACATGGCTGGAGGTTGAAAACGACCCCTACACCAAGGGCGAGCAGGCCCCGTACATCCTGATGATCGACGAGATCAACAGCGAAGTGGTCGGCCTGTACCGGAACTGGGAAGAAGGCGACACCACGATGGCCAAACTCGACTGGATTGTCGAGTTCAAGTTCATCCCGTGGCGCGGTGCGTACGCCGTGGGCCTGCCGCACCTCATTGGAGGGCTTTCTGCGGCCCTTACAGGCGCTTTGCGGGCCTTGCTGGACTCCGCCCACATCAACAACGCCGCGACGCTCCTGAAACTCAAGGGCGCGAAGGTATCCGGGCAGTCTCAGCAGGTCGAAGTCACGCAGGTTGCCGAGATCGAGGCCGCCCCGGGCGTGGACGATGTCCGTAAGTTGGCCATGCCGATGCCTTTCAACCCGCCATCACCCGTTTTGATGGAGTTGCTGGGCTGGCTCACGAGCGCGGCCAAAGGCGTGGTGACCACCAGCGAGGAAAAGATCGCCGACATCAACGCCAATGCACCGGTCGGGACGACTCAGGCCCTGATCGAGCAGGGCGCGGCGGTGTTCTCCTCGATTCACGCCCGCCTGCACAAGTCTCAAGCCCGCGTGCTGCGGATTCTGTCCCGCATCAACCGCTGGTATCTGGACGATATGCAGCGCTCCGAGGTGGTGCAGGATCTGGACATCAAGCGCGAGGATTTTGCCCGCGTGACCGATGTGATCCCGGTCTCTGACCCGCACATTTTCAGCGAGACCCAGCGCATGGCCCAGACCCAAGCGGTCATGGCCATCATGGACAAGAACCCGGATCTGTTCAACCGCCGGGCGGTGATCCAGCGCTTCCTCAAGCAGATCAAGGTGCCGGGCATCAACGAACTGATGATCGATGTGCCCCCGCCCGCCAAGATGGATGCAGCCAACGAGAATGTGGCCATGTCCATCGGTCAGGCTGCGTTCGCATACCCCGAGCAGGATCACCTCGGCCACATTCAGGCCCACCTCGACTTTGCGAAGAACCCGGTGCTGGGTGCCAACCCATTCATCGCGCCGGGCTTCCTGCCCAAGGCCATCGAGCACATCAAGCAGCACATCGTGCTGTGGTACTTGAGCCGCATGAACGGGTATGTGCAGAAGGCCATGGGCACCAAGTTGGGCGAGTACGACCTGCTGGATGATCCGAAGGATGTGGACAAGTTGTTCGCGCTGGCCAGCCAGCACACCGAGATTGATGCCCAGCAGACCTTGCAGGGCATCCTGCCGGTGATCCAGAAGATGGTTCAGGACGCCCAGAAGTTCAAGCCCAAGCCCGACATGACGCCGGACGCGCAGGTGCTGCTTCAGACCAGCATGGCCGAGACCCAGCGCCGTCAGGCCCGCGATCAGGCCGAGTTGCAACTCAAGGACAAGGAGGTTGCAGCGAAGATCCAGAAGGATATGGAGCAGTTGCAGTTCGAGCAGCAACGCGCCATGGAGGAACTCCAACTCAAGTTGGCCATTGCAACCGGCGACATGGAGTTGAAGGAACGCATCGAGACGGCTCGTCTGACGAGAGATGCGGCGCAACTGGTCAACGACAAGGAGCGCATCGTCATCGACTATCAATCCAAACTAGGAGGCCCAAATGGCTACCAATAAACCGCAAGACAGCATGATGATCCCGATGCACAAGCGTATCGCCATGGGCGAGAAACTCGACGGGACTTCCCTGCAACCCAAGGGCCAGCAGCCCGCACAGCAGAAGGGGGGTCTGTCACAGGCGAAGAAGAAATAAAACCACATGGCAACTATCTCGGATCTGATCGGTCGGATCAAGGCGTCGCAGGCTGAAATAGCCGCGTCCATGGCGAAGGGAAACGCGCCGAATTGGGACGCCTACCAACGACTGGTTGGACGAAACGAGGGACTACAAGAAGCCCTCGACATACTCAATAACCTGATGAAGGAAGAAGATGAAGATGAATGAACCGGTAGCGGCTGACACCGCTGAAATGGCTTGGGCATTTCCGAGCGTAGACCCCGGTGCCAAACCTCTTGGCGGACGCATTCTTGTGCAATTGCGCCGCACCAAAAAGAAGGCAACGAGTGCTGGGATTATTTTGGTCGAGGATACCAAAGAAACCGAGAAGTGGAACAACATGGTGGCCAAGGTCATCGAGGTCGGCCCGCTGGCGTTCAAGCACCGCGACACCATGGTGGCGTGGCCTGAGGGCGCATGGGTTGATGCGGGTGACTACATCCGCGTCCCCAAGTGGGGCGGAGACCGCTGGGAGGTCAAAGTGCCCGGCGAGACCGATGAAGACCCCGCGCTGTTCATGATCCTGAACGACCACGAGATCATCGCCAAGGTCACGGGAAATCCACTTGAGATGAGGGCATTCGTATGAACACCGAAACCAAACCGAAAGAAGAGACCTTTGAGGTCACCGAAGAGAAGGACGGCTCTGTCGTCGTTGAACTGCCCGAGGGCATGGCTGTTGCCGAAGCCTCTGAAGACGGCCAAAACGCCGCCGGAGACGACGGCCACGACGACGACCAGCCGGGTGACACCGACGCCATCCGCGAGGCCCGCCGTGCCCGCAGGCGTGCCAAAAAGGAGTACATCAAGCGCACCAACGAAGAGAAGGATCAGCGCCTGACCCTGCTCCAGCGGCAGAACCAAGAACTCATGGAGCGGCTGGCCGCTGTGGAGCGCAAGACCCACACCGCCGATCTGGCCCGCCTTGACTCGGCCATCGCCGACGAGGAGGCCCGTCTGGAGTTCTTCAAGCGCAAGATGCGCGAGGCCACCGACAACTCCGACGGCGCAGCCTTTATGCAGGCCCAAGAGGGCTGGTATGAGGCCCGGCGCAAGGTGGAGGCCATGCAGGGCATCAAGCAGCGTGCTGTGCAGGCCACCGACAAGGAACCCGGTGCCGCAAACCCCCGTCTGGTCAAGTTGGCCAACGAATGGATGAACCGCAACCCTTGGTACGACCCCAATGGCGGCGACGAGGACAGCCAGATCGCCAAGTTGGTGGACAACCGTCTGGCCGCCGAGGGCTGGGATCCGGGCACCGAGGAATATTGGGACGAGTTTGACAAACGCTTGCAGGCCCGATTACCGAATCGCTATACTCACGAACAAGACGACCAACCAAGAAGGAGACCTCGAAGTTTCGTAACTGGCTCAAGTAGAGAATCATCGGGAAGCCGCCAAGGCGGAAATACCTTTGTCCTCGAACCCGATCAGGTACGGGCAATGAAGGAAGCGGGATTGTGGGATGACCCACAAACACGCAGCCGAATGATTAAACGCTACGCCGAGCAGGCACGAAACAATAGAGGGTAAACATCATGGATTCTCGTCTCAAAAAATCTCTCAACGCCGGTGGTCGCGAAACTCGCGCCAGTGAGGACGCCAGCCGGGCGGCACCTGAAGAGAAGTTCATGTCAGCGCAGGAGCGTCGTAAGATGTTTAGCGATGAGTGGACACAAAGTGCGCTACCAAAGTTGCCCGAAATGCCGGGCTGGCACCTTTGCTGGTTATCAACGACCAACAGTTACGACAGCATTGATAAGCGAATCCGTCTCGGATATGTACCGGTGAAAACCGAAGAGATACCCGGGTTCGAGAATTTTCGCGTAAAGGCTGGAGAACACGCTGGTTTCATTGCTTGCAATGAGATGCTCCTGTTCAAGATTCCGATGGATGTGTATCAGGACATCATGCTGCATATGCACCATGAGAAGCCCATGGAGGAGTCGGAAAAGATCCGAGTCCAACTTGAGAATCTCCAAGGTGCGCGTGACTCCTCAGGCAGGTCTCTGGGGCAAGTTGAAGGCGAAGGCTTTGGTGAAATCGAACGATCCGTTCCGACCCCCGTATTCCACGGGTAAGGACTTCAACCAAGGAGTAAGACAATGTCTTCGACCAATGCTCCGTTCGGTTTGCGCCCCGCTTTCCATCCCTCGGGTTTGGATCGCGCTCAGGCGCTTGCCAACGGTATCGCGTCGGGCTATAGCACCGACATCCTCAAGGGCCAACCCGTCAAACTGAACTCCAGCGGCAACATCGTTGTCGCAGCCGCAGGCGATGCCTTCCAAGGCGCTTTCGCAGGCGTGGAGTGGACTGACACCACTGGCCGTCGTCGCGTCTCGAACTACTGGCCTGCCTCCACGGCATACCAGACCGGCTCATGCGTGGCCTATTTCTACAACGACCCCAACATCGTTTATGAAATTCAGGCTGCCGGTTCGCTGGCGCAAACCTCTATCGGCGACATGGCCGATCTGAGCAACACCACTGCTGGTTCTACGACCACCGGTCTGTCGCAATGCACGCTCTCGACCACTCTGGTCGGTGCTGGCAACAGCGCTCAGATGCTGATCCGTGATCTGGCCCCGTACCCCGATAACGATTGGGGTGATGCGTACACGATTGTGCGCGTAACCATCAACGAGTCGCAGTTCAATGCGTCCGTGAACGCTATCTAAGAAAGGAGAGTGAATCATGGCCGCTCCGATGCGTAGTACCGACTTTCGCTCGATTGTCGAACCTATCCTGAACGAATGCTTTGATGGTGTGTATGACCAGCGGGCTGATGAGTGGAGCCGAGTGTTCCGCGAGCAGACCGGCATTCCCCGCAACTACCACGAAGAACCCGTCCTGTACGGTTTTGGTGCCGCCCCCGAACTGCCTGATGGCACTCCGGTGACCTATCAGCAGGGTGGCGTGCTGTTCCTCAAGCGCTATGTGTACAAGGTGTATGGCCTCGCCTTCGCCCTGACCAAAGTGCTGGTTGAGGACGGCGACCACATCCGTATTGGTCAGGTGTACGCTCGTCACCTCGCCCAGTCGCTGATCGAGACCAAGGAAACGCTGGCAGCCAATGTGCTGAACCGCGCTTTCAACGCCTCGTACCCCGGCGGCGACGGCGTGGCGCCGAACAGCGCTTCGCACCCCATCGTCAACGGCACCTTCAGCAACCTGCTGACCACCGCTGCCAACCTGTCGCAGACCTCGCTTGAGCAGATGCTCATCCAGATCCGTCAGGCAGTGGACAACAACGGCAAGAAGATCCGTCTGGTTCCCCGCCAACTGGTGGTGGCCCCGGGCAATGTCTTCCAAGCCGAGGTGCTGCTGAAGTCCGTGCTGCGTGCTGGCAACGCGAACAACGACATCAACCCCATCAAGTCGATTGGCTTGCTGGACGAGGGTGCCGCTGTGATCTCGCGTCTGACCTCCGCGACCGCATGGTGGGTGCAGACCGATGCGCCCGAGGGCATGAAACTGATGATGCGCCGCCGTCTCGAAAAGACGATGGAAGGCGACTTCGAAACCGACTCGATGCGCTACAAGGCCACCGAGCGTTACGACATCGGCTTCACCGATCCTCGTGCTATGTACGGTACGCCCGGCGTGTAAACCAAGTGGGGAGGCTTCGGCCTCCCTCTTAACAGGAGATTGATATGGCACAAACCTACTTTGGTTCCGCCCTGCGCTCCGGTTCTGGCACGCTGACTGACACTGTTGACGGCGGATTCGTCGTCTTGAGTCAGACAAGTACCGTAACCACGAACGCAGACGGTTCCGCGTCTAGCGTTACCGAGACCCTTCCTGCTGGCTCACAGATCATCGACATTTTTGTTGACACGATGGTGACCCCGGTGGTGGGTGGAGGCACCGCTACAACCTGCCCGGTGACGATTGGCACCGCTGCTGCTGGTACTCAGTATCTGTCGGCAACGAACGCCATCGCCGGTGGCCGTATTGCGCTGTCGTTTACGACCGCTCAGTGCGCCGCCATGGCCGACATCGGCAACAACACTTCGGTGGTCATGACCGTTGACCCCAACGGCACCATCTCCACCACTCAGGGTGTTTTCCGCCTCACGGTGGTCTACGCTCAGAAAGTTTGAGGAGGCACATCATGGGCCAATTCAAACCAATGGTAAAGATGATGACGACCGAGCCGTCGATTGAGTTGAAACTCAAGAAAGGCGGCAAGGTCGAGAAGAAGATGCAGATGGGTGGTTCGACAGACATGGCTGCCCCTGCTGCTCCTTCTATGCCCGCTCGCGGAGGCATGATGGGTGCTGCGGCCCCCATGAAGCCCTCGATGGCGGCTCGTCGTCGCGCAATGCGTGGTATGCCCGCTGGTGCTGCCCCCGCTGCTCCCGTCGGAATGGCCGCTCAGGTCATGAAGAAGGGTGGCAAGGCTGAGGGCGGTGAGTCCAAGGCCGAGCACAAGGCCGAGATGACCAAGATGGCCAAGACCGCCAAGGAACTCAAGAAACATGAGTCCATGCCCGCCAGCAAGGCCCACAAGGGCCTGAAGACGGGTGGTGTGGTTATGGGCCAAGGCGGCTTCAAGGCTGGCGGCATCATCAACACCGAAGATCAGGGTGGCGCTTATCGCAACACCAAGATGCACGACGGTGGTGGTGAGGATGTCACGCCCAAGAAGACCGGCGAGGTCAAGATGGGCAAGCCCGGTGGCTTTGCTACTGGCGGCGTCGCGAAGGCAAATGCTGGCGGCTACAAAAAAGGCGGCGCAGCAAAAAAAGCCTACGCGGCGGGGGGAGTTGTTGACAGCGGTGCCCCCGTCGCGATGCCACAAGGCCGCAAAAAGCCCACCGCCCCGGTGTCCATCACCGAACTCTCTGGAACCTTCAAGAAAGGCGGCAAGGTAACTGCTGCTGAAGGCCGCTTGCAGAAGGCATTCACGAAGGAAAACGCCACGGCCATGAAACAGGCCAAGGCGTACTCCAACGAGGTGTACAGCAAGTACGGCAAGAAGATGAAAGAGGGCGGCATCCCTGCTGAGGCAGAAGACCAGATCAAGACGGCTCGCAACCAGCGTGCTTACGAGAACTGGGAGAAGTCTCAGCGCGAAGAGAACGAGGCCATGCGTGAAGCAATCCTCGGTGCTCCCAAGCGCATGATGCAGGGTATCAAGGGCTTGTTCTCGCCAAAAGCGCCCGAGGGCAGCGTCACGAAGACTGAAAAGTCTGTCACTGTGACACCTGCCAAAAAGCGCGGAGGTGCTGTGTGCTGAACCAAGTGGGGGCTACGGCCCCCGCTTCTAATTGGGAAAGATAAATATGGCTGATGCAGTCGCAAGCCAAACGCTTTTTGACGGAGAGCGCAAGGCCATCATGAAGTTCACCAGTACCAGCGATGGAACCGGTGAAACCAATGTCGTCAAAGTGAACCCGGCATCGTTGCTGCCTTCTGCGGCTGGTGGCGCTTGTGATGCCGTCACGATTACAAAGATCACCGCTTTGACTCACGGCATGGAAGTGCAGTTGAAGTGGAAGGCCAACACGCCTGTGGTGATTGAAACGATCCCGCAGAACAATGCCTACACCCAAGATTTCGAGAACATCGGCGGCCTGACGAACAACGCCGGTGCTGGCAAGGACGGCGCAATCACCTTCACCACTTTGGACGCCTCTGCTGGCGACACCTACACCGTGGTGCTGGAGATGGTCAAACACTATGTGAACCCGTTGGGCTGATCATGCCAGCCAAGTCCAAGTCCCAGTTCCGGCTGATGAAGGCCGCAGAGAACAACCCCAAGTTCGCCAAAAAGGTGGGCATCAAGCCCGCCGTGGCTGAAGAGTTCACCGCCTCAAACAAGGGCAAGAAGGCGTACAGCAGCCTGCCAGAGCGCATGAAAAAGGGCGGTAAGGTGTCACTGGCTGTGGGCCGGGGAGAGAAACTGCCTGCCGACCAAGGTGCTGGGCTGACCGCCAAGGGCCGGGCCAAGTACAACCGGGAGACCGGCTCCAATCTGAAGGCTCCGCAGCCCCAAGGAGGGCCTCGCCGGGACTCGTTTTGCGCGAGAATGGGGCCTGTTGCAGAAAAGAGTGAA